CTCTACTAATAAATCTTTTGCTTCGGATGCTTTCTTCTGGAAGTAATAGGAAATTCGTTCCTTCTCGAATTCGTCGTATATCCTCAGCTTGTAATATCTCGCCATTGGAGCTTTTTTTCCATCTAGTAAAGGTATGTATACGCGTTCTTCTGCGTTTGCTTTGTGCCATTTTAATGTATTTTCGGTTATATAATTTGAGCCAAGTCCTTTGCTCATTAATGCAAATTCTTTGATTCTATCATCGTTCTGGTGCATTGGAATTTTGGCAGCTTTTGATATATATTTTAAAGTATAACCGATAGATGCATCGGTTATAGTTCCTACATGTATTTCGCCAATTTTTTTGTTATCTAATGCCCAGGAACGTTCGAAATAATTAATATCAGCGTTGAATATAACTATATGGTAATGTGGTCTTAATGTTTGACCTCCATATTCTCCAACGGTATAATACTTTATAGATTTGTGTTTTTTTCCATGACATTTCCGTAATCTTTTAAAAAACTTTTGAATATCTGTCTTTTTTAACGTCATATAACCCTTGTTAGTTATAGGAACATGTTCCGTGTCGTAGGTTAAAGTTAAGAAGTGAGCGGATATACTCCGCTCTCCTTCCTTAACTAATCGTACTGACCAAGTACTAGCCCTACGTCTTTTACAATTTAAACACTTAGAACAAGGTACATAATGACCTCCGTTTTCCTCTTTTAACTGGAATGGGTTTAAACATTGTGTAGACACTAGATAGTTGGTGTTCCAAATTTAGGCATTGGTCTTACTGCCTGAATTTTATTATAGACATGACAGTATAATGGATCTGTACCATCTTCTACTGCAAATATACGTGTAGTATCTGCTGGTTTACATTCTATAAATGTACTATTAAGATTAGGCTCAGTTGCAAAAATGCGCCCTAAATGCCAATAATCTAATGTTGTCCTAAACTCTCCAGCAACACGAGATGGCATATACTTATATTCAGCATATCTAGGTACATATCCAAATGTATCATTTTTTGTACTTGTATATGCGTATAATTCTTGTTTTTCAACTGGTTGTTCACCAATATTAGCGAAGGAAGGAAAATAATAATCTAATGTATCATTTTTAAGAAATGTCTTTGGTATTCCTTGCTGATATGCTGTTTTTGGCATTACACTCATTATGCCAATGATATAACCGTGTTCCTCGCAATAATATGAGCCACTTTTTCCACTACTTATTGACAAAGCATGACCGGCCATATTTCCTTGTGGTAAACCACCGTCTTCACCAGTTGTATTTAATACTTCACTGATAACTACTGGAGTTTTAACTCCAGTAATATATTCAGGGCGTTGTAATCTTGCATCTGAACTTCTAACTCCAAAATGACTTAATATACTTTCTATATATCTAGTACCGCCACGAGCATTTTTTTCAAGCCATTCTTGTAATCTGTATGCTCTACGTAAATCATTAATTGTTGTTGGTTCAATATCTACACCATCAGTTTTTGCATATAATCTATCATTTGTAATATCTGCTGCTGGTAATCCAGCTACGTTGATAGATGCAGGTGAACCATTTAATGTTGTTCCAGAAGCATTATCATAATATACCTCTACGTTACCATCTATACTTCCAAGAGGAATATCTACTGCTTGTCCTTTTTGAGCAAAAGGTAATGAAGATGTAAAATAATCATGTTCCCATGCTCTATTACGTAAAGCACACCATTTGTTTATTTCAGCCCATGTAGTGTTATTACCTCCATCTTTCAATTTATAATCAACTGGAGATTGTAAATTTTGGTCTCTATAATATTCATTATAAATTGCTTGATATGCAGCAAATGGCAAAGCATTAATTTGTGTATTTGTAGAAGAATTTGGAGGAGGTGGTACTCCCATATAATCTGCCATTTTTGCTAAATCTGAAGTCCAATTGGCAGATTGGTTTTGTTGAAGAAGGTCAGATTCTAAATATGGGGCTACTATACCACTATTTGCATCTGTAATAAACTTTTCCCAATTTGACCATACAATGCGGTTTGGTACAAAGAAATAATGCATTGTTACATCCATTCTGTGCATAACTGGTGCAATAAGTGGTGCAAATCTTACTAAACTTTCGCATCCAAGATTAAACTTGTCTCCTGGAACACACTCCAATGTTAAAATTGGTGTCAATTGACCCATTTGTGTTGATAACTTAACATCATGGGATAAATCAAAGCTATTGCTTTTTGGCTTTGTTAACTTAATGCTGTTGAATAAGTTTTTCATTTTTGTTTTTTTTTTAATTGTTTATAAACGGGTTCCACCTCGTGAAATGTAATAACTACGGGCTACTTTTCTGTACCCGCCTTTACGTTTTTTTGACATGCGTCGTTTCATAG